TTGTGCATTCGTTGATGACGAACTTGAAAGCGAATCGCTCTGCCATTCTACGAGAGTGTTCTTTGCTTTACTTCTCCCAATCATGCTCATAAATGGCACGTCAGAAGGAGAAATGTTATAGATCGTATTTGCGAGGTCCTCGCGTGTCCCAACGCTTTGATAGGATTGGAACGTGTTAGCAACAATTGCCATAGTAACTCCTTATTGATTATTTTGAACGAAACATATTATAAAAGACTGCGGCCGCGTCATCGACGCTACCACTCTTTTGTAACCTTGCCGAAGCCTTTGCTTGACGACTTCCACTGGGATTAACAGATGATGGACCCCCTTTCATGCTAGTCTTAGCAACGGGCGTTAGCCCCCTGCGTTTAACTTGTAGCTGATCATACAAAGCCGCTTTCCTCATTGTGGCTACGGCCCTCGAATCATAAGAATTTGCTAATTCGGCGTCGGAAAATCCGACCCGGCTCCCATAATCCATGATCAACTGTTTCTCTCGATCAGCGACTTCCTTGTCGCCCCACTCAGGAACCAACTCCAGAAGAGCGGACCTTTGTTCATCAACATAATTAGCGAGGTGTGCCTTGTTCTCTGCTTCCTCCTGAGATCGTAACTGCGTAAGCTGTTGGTCTCTCAATTGGTTCTGCATCTGCTCTTCCCGCATTTGGTCGCGTACTACGAGGTACTGCATTGGGTCTTCATCTTTTAAATCTTGCCAGTAGTTTGCGTCACGCTCTGGCTGTTGAGGTTGTGCATTCCGGGCGGCTTCAAGAATTTCGATGGCTTGTGATCGAACCTGTCTTGCTTCCGCAATCTCATTCTGAAAAGCCTTCTTATCTTCTGCTAGGCTTTGAGACTTCTTTGTAAAACTTGCTTGGCGACTATACCCGGAGATCAACTCATCCAGTGGAACGTCTAGTTCTTCACCATCTGCTCGCACCTTATACATCGGTGTTTCGCTAGATTCGGCTTCATCGTCGGCAAGTTCCAACTCCTCTTCCTGCACTTCCTCCAAGTCCTCATCGGACTCTCGGTCTTCACTTTGGTTGTCTTCGTCCAATGGTTGTTCACCATCTTCTAAGGCCAATTCGTGGGACCACGCTTCCGCCGCTTGATCGAGGTCAGAACCTCTGTGAGATAAATTGCCCGCGATCTCTTCGGCGATTGCTTCTTCTGCCATTATTTTCCTTTCGGTTGTTCACTAAAAAGGTGAATCCTATTGCTCTTTTTCGGCAAATAATTTGCCTGTTACTAAAGATTCCAACTCAATTTTAATTTCAGATAGTACCTTTAAAGAGAGAAATAACTGCTCTCTTTTTTGGGTGTCTGCTTCTTGAGTGGCCATCCATTGGTTAATATAATTGTCCTCCAGAGTCTCAAATATTCCGATAAAAACTGGAGATTTTAACACCGTTTCTGCGGCGTTTCCCTTGGAGATTTTCTCTTCTTTTGAGAGAATTTCCTCCGATTTCCTTTTTCTTGACATATTTTATGTATACCCGTATTTGTCCTCAGATCGCCCTGTACTGGAAAAGACTAATTACGTATACTAACGGACTCGTATGTATACTATATTGTCATTCCCCATAACCGCAACGGTTTACGGCGTCTAGTTCGGCATCGGCATCTGCGGCGGACCTGACATATTTTGTGGTTCCATTTCCTCCGAAGTCATGGGAGGGAGGCCCTGATTTTGAGTCTGCATTTGTGCCTGAGACTCCGCTCGAATTTGCTCCCTTTCACGGTCCAACATTCCCCGAATTTCGGTCTGGTCGATTGTCGTCTGATATTTATTTTCCATGTCCTTTGTCTTGAGATCGATCTCAGTTTCAAGTTTGTCTCTTTGAAGATCGTCGTCTCTTAACATCTTTTCTTGTTCCAGAGAATGCTTCAATTTATCCAACTCAATATCGGCTCTAATTTTGTCGGCCTGAGCTTGTGCGAAAATTTCATCTGGCGACGGTTCGGGCGGGGGTTTTTCTGGAGCCTGATAAGTCGATGGATCAGACCAGAAACTTTGGACATCTTTGAACCCGGAAAGCTCCGTCATTTTCTTGAGCGTGTTATGATATTGCTGATAATTGACTAAAGGATTTTCCGGCCCCTGCTCCGCTAATATCTTTTCCTGTTTTGCGGCTAACCCGGCCAACATTCCCATACGCTCTTCGTTGGTCCCGAGACCAAGCGCGACATTCACAGTGACGTCCATGTTCGCGTCCCACACTTTGGGATCGATGGGGACCCACTCATTCCGTAGCCGGACGGTCCTCGCCTTTTCCTGATGCGTTACCAGAAGCCTCAATATCTTCTTAAACAGTGGCTTCATTGCTGTTTCCGCAAATGTGCGACACAGTAACTCCACTTGGGCCTGTGAGGCTGATGCGGCCAATGACACAGCCGCCTTGGCTGTACTCTGGAGAGCCGACGGATCAAGTCCGAGACTCTGCTTACTCATTCCCGTGCGGTCCTCTTTAATTGAGTTGAGGTAGTCGAGCATCGGGAAAGCTTCTTTCCCGTTGAAACTATGCTTCAGTTCCGTTATTGCCCCCTGAGACCTGACACGGATCACCTTCCCAAGTTTCTGGGAAAGGACGTCGTCCACGTTGACCATCCCGTCTTGTATTACGAGGTCGCCGTGAATGCTCTTGGCGAGGCTGTCTAACATATTACGCAGGACGCTGGACTTTATGAGTTGTATGTCTTGCGTGAGGTCAGCCACACTGCCGCCCTTCCAAAGGTGGCTCTCAGGGAATCCGCAGAAAATTTGAAAAGGTATGGTATTAACAGGAGAATGATGCAAAATTTTGTGGTGAGTACCAGCGCAACAAAAGCGGCGTAACTCAGATATCCCAGTATTGCCGTAGTCAATTTTTGCGTATGCCTCGATATAGAGAACTCTCTTATTCGCCTCCCCAGCGTCTGCCGAGTCTGCAAAAGTACCCACTGAGTGTCTCGCTTGATATTCCGTATTATTACCGAATTCATCTTCATCCCCCGAGAGTGATAACATTTCGTCATAATCATAGCCCATCTGGACCAACTCACTGATCGAGAGGTATCGCCTGTGGGCAACCAAGGTACTGTCTTCTACTGACTTAGCGCGACGATCTATAAGGAACTCCTCGCAAGGAATCGCTTCAACCACTACCTTACCCTCTGAATGGGTACGACGGATCACTACGTCATGTAATTGCGGGACTTCCATGTCCTGCGGTTGCATGGGCGGCGACCCGTCGGGAGAGACCTGTTGTGGCCCAGATTGTTGCATTTCAGAGTCGGCCATAATCGAGCCGTCTGGCATTTTATGCGTCCCCTCTGGGGGAGGTGGTGGGGGGACAAAGTCTGGATCGTCATAACTCTCAACTTGGGACCCCTCAATGTCTGGGTCATTCATCAACGCCTCGAGTGAGGAGTCATCCAACCCAGTGAATTCTTCATGTTCGACAGTCTCCCGCCGTTCCCAGTCTACACGGCATATTCCTACGCGCCTGATCAGGGCATCCTTGAATATCGACAGGAACGTGTTAAAGGTGTCAGGGTTGTCCTGACCCAAGACCACTGCATTGACGTAGTCCGAAGCTTGCTCGGCACTCTTGACGTCTTCCTGAAAACGGGGTATGTACTCAACGACACGCTCAGACCCGAAGAAAGTGCGGATCAGTTGGGGCATCATTAGAGAGATTGTGTCTTTTACGTCTCTCGAAATAACTTGGCTCCGGCCCTCTTCTTCGTTTCCGAAGGGCTTGCCGTTATAGTAGTCAGACGCCTTTATACGGTCAGGGGCCTCCGTGAGGTCTATGTAGTCCACAGCGTCGGTGATCAGGCCAGCGACAATCCCCTCGACCTCCATCTCATCCATGGTCTCGCCACCAGCGAGGCGGATTTGCTCTTCCTCTAGTTCCGCGATTTGTTGTTGTTGTTCGTAGTCTTGTTGCGCCATTGGTCAGGTGGTCAAGTGGTCATACCAATTAGGTTTAATACTGACCATGCCTGTTAGTCAATAAAAGAACAAGATAAAAAAATTCACTTTTTTACACTTTTTTCACGTTTTTTTCAT